GCACGATGAGCTGCCTCAGACATCTCTTTGAAAGTTCGTACTTTTTTTACCTTAGTATCTTTTTTATTTTGTGACATGAGATAGTAAAAAATATTCTTTAATATAACTATTGCTGATTATACGAGTCTATCGCAATCCACGACTTTGTATCTTTATCATACCTGATTGTATGCTGGAAAAGCTCTTCCATGAAAGGCTTTAACTTCTCGTAATACGAGATACTTATACCTGATTTCATCACTAATTGGACTTTGGTAATTCTTTTCTCTTTACGAATACAGTCAACCATTCTATTCATACGGCTCATTTCCTTCCTAGAAGTCATTTGAAAAACTCCGTATATAGCATAGCATAGCATATATAATTACTAATAATAAAAATTGTTTTAAAGAATTATAATAATAATAACAAAAAGAATCTATTTGGTATATATGATATGCTATATATTTTTTCAACTCTCGTCACAGGCCACACAAAGTTTAAGATCAATATTTCCATAAACATAAGACAATTTATCACAGCCATTACAGATAAAATCAGCAATTACTTCCTTTTTTACTGCCATACTTCAAGTCCTTTTGTACGGGCAGGAGTTGACGGCTTTGAGGCTAGGGCTATTGGCATTTCTTGAAATGTCTGCCCGTAGTGTTGATGGTAGAGTTTATCACAGTTGAGGTTTATTTTATCTGAACCCCAATGTCCACCAATCTTTTTTCTACCTCCTGTTTGTTTAAAGAAATAAGCGATCCTACTGTCACGGCATTGGCTAAGGATTTCTCTAGCCCAGCTAACCTCAAAAGGTCTCGGAGATGCAATATCGCTTTCTCCCCCGACAATGATCCACGATATACCATTAAGATCAATTTGTCCAAGTCCTTCGAGTAAAGGCTCACATGATACGAATCGAATCCTGGCGTCAATCTTCCTTAATTTGTCAATCCTATGTAATGAAGCTTTATTCTCAACACTCGTGCCAATCCAAACATTATCAGGGCAAAGATGACCCTTAAAATAATTGTAGGCTTTGTTGATCCTTTTGGTTAATACGATGAATTGATGTTTAGGATAAGACCACATCATAGCAAACATCTCAACCAAATCTTCTTGATTGATTGACTCGTGAAATGTATCACTCATTGAATTTACAAAGATAACTGAGGGCTGCCATTTTTTGAGCTTCTTTTCAATATTGGTCCAGCTCATTTTAGTTATTATTCTAGGGTCATATCTAGTAAAATTTAAGATTCTGTCAATGTAGCAATAATCACAGCCTTTTGAGACTTTAGTGCAGCCTAGATAGAAATTGATAGTATTATCAGCCCATTCAATAGGGGTATTTTTGCCCATAGACCCTATTTTTCACAAAGTCCACAAAAAAGGCTATTATGTCAAAAAAGCTGACACTTAGCTAAATTGTGCCTAATCTCTTTTAATATCTAATAATATTGTAAAATATTACAAACACCTACTTATTATCTAGTATTGGATTAGATTCTCTATGGAATCTAGTCACATAACCTTAGAAAAATACAAGTCAAAGATCCAATATACCTTAAATTCTAAAGGCTTTATAGCTATAACCTTGGAATCTAGCTTTTTAGAGGATCTGACAAAAAAAGACATAGATCAACAATCAGCACTTTTCAAATATGCTAAAAAATCCATTGAAAAAGAGGGGTTTAAAACTCAACCCATGGAGATCAAAAAATGAGTCTTATCTGTGTCCATTGTGGGAAAATTATTGTTTTGAGTGATAACCCCGATCATTTAGCAGGCTGTTCAGCTTGTGATATATCAAAGGAAGAAGGCAAACAGATTTTAGAATCTTCAAAACAATTTCATAAACTGGCTCAGGAGAGATCCAAATGAGCCCACAAATTTTTATTAAAAAACATAACATAGATGATCAAACCACATCTTATCAAGTAGCTCTTAAAATGGTTGACTGTATTCAAGAAATTAAAGAGCTATTAGAAAAAAGGATCTTATCAAAGTATGAAATTGAATGTATTACAGATCTTTTTGATAACTGTCTTGATGTTGATAAATCAAGCACTTTAGATAAAAATTATCTGTCAAATCATAAAATAATCTATTGTATGAAATGCGGATCTGAAAATAAGTGTAATTGTGAGAGCGTGAAAAATGAGATCTAAAGCTACAAGCAGAAATTCTTTGATTGATACTATTACATGGTTTTTAGATGAATACAGAGATCAAGTTAATCTTAAACATCTTGATCAAATGGTAAATATTATTGAATCTAACTATGGGGACAGAATCGCTAAGGATTGGAATGTCTAATGAAAGAAAAGATACTTTGTGATAATTGCCAAAAAGGGGATCATAAAAACTGTTTATTAGATGAGTGTGATTGTGAATGAATTATCATATTGATTTAGAGCCAAGTCATTCAAAAGAGTGTATTAGACTTAATGATCATTCTTTCAATGAGGTTTGTATTTGTGGGGATAAAAAAAAATGAACCATATAGAATACATACTTAGAAAAAGAGACAAATCAATCAAAACTTTTAATAAATTTATGAAAAGATCTGTATTTTACAAGATTGAAGATCTTGAAGGAAATTTTAAAGATATTGACTAGACAAAAGAAAATTCAGACTTTGGCTAAAGCCTTAGAAAAGAGTCAAAGTGTTTTTGAGTCTGTCATTAAATCAACCTATGGACAAACAAATCAATCAAAATTAAGATCACTTAGAAAAGAAGGGGATCTTAATTATCAAAAAATGGCAGAGCTGATTTTAAAGAAAAAAAAGGAAATTGATTTTTATAAATGAATACTGGATCTCAAGATGAAAAACAATTTTTAGATGATATAACTAAGATTAGAAAATCCTTAGAATCTTTTGAAGCTCATCTTATAGAATATGATGAAAGGAAAACCATAGCCTTAGAAAAAACTGCAAATTATATCAATATTCTAGCCTATGCCTTAAGCTGCACTCTAGAAAATCAGGGGGATCGGGTAAATATTCAAAATGTCTTAAAGGAGTTTTCAAATGAAAAAAAATGAATATTTTGATTTTCTTGATGAATTAAGAAAATCCGGTTTAGTCAATATGTTTGAAAGTCCTAGAGTATTAAGGGACACTTTTCCAAAAATGACAAAAAATGAGAGCTATAAAATCTTTAATGAGTGGGCTGTGAATTTCAAAAAATGAGTTATGAGATTATAATTTCATACAAAGGCAGCAATAAAATAATCATACTAAAAGCTAAGACAATAACTGAAGCTTTAGAAGAAGCTATGCAATATCAAAAAAAGGATGCTCTAATAGCTGTTAGAAAAGCAAATTATGAGAGTGAATTTAAATGAATATGACAGAAAAACAAGCTAGGACATTTCTAAGATCTGACTTTGTAGAAAATAAAGGACTTGAAATTAATGGGACATATTACCAAGATCTAGATAGTCTTAGATCAAATGACAGAATCGCATATAGGGATCTTATTGATGTCATAGTTTGGGCTGACAGAATAGACTATGATTTGAGAGTGCATCCTGAAAGATTACAATCTAAAAAAACAGGTAGGGGGTGTTAAAATGGGATATACACATTATTACAGAACAAAACCAAAACACAACAAAAAGACATTTCTTAAAGTTGTCACAGACTTTAAAAAAATGATACCAGCTTTAAACCACTTAGGGGTTAAACTAGCCGATCCTAGTGGGGAAAATACAGCCATTCTAAGACCTGATTTAATTGGTTTTAATGGTGTCTTAAATTGTGGACATCAGGATCGGGAGTTAGGAATTACATGGCCTAGTAAAACAGCTAAGGGAGTTTCACAAAATAAAGTAGGTTTAGAACTTGCAGAAATTGTCAAAGGCTCTTGGTTTGCAGGTGCTAACCTTGAAACCCGTGTTTGTGGTGGGGATTGTTCACATGAATCTTTTTATCTTGAACAAGAAATGAAAGATATACCAAAATACAAACTAGATGATTTAGAAAAAGATGAAGGTTTGATTTTTGGATTCACAAAAACAGCTTACAAGCCTTATGATCTGGCTGTAAATGTCTGTCTAATCATAGCAAAGCACTATCTAAAAAAAGACATAAAGATCTCTAGTGATGGGGATCTAAACAACTGGATTGAAGGCATGAATTTATGTCAGCACTTCTTAAATTATGGCTTGGATTTCAAACTCCAAGACTAATTTTTTTTTTGATCTATGGATCTCTAAGTCCATAAGCATTTTTAGGCACAAAATCAGCTAATTTTTGGCTGTATGCCCATAAGGTAGATGGCTTTAATGCCTAGACCCTAACCCTGTTTAGGGGTTTTTTTATTGTTTTTAATCTATATTGCATTGAAAAATCGGTTTTATTTTATGGTTAAAAATTTTCTTTTAGCCATATAACCCATAATCTTATATTTTCCTGGCTCGTAGATATCACGGAAACACATGGGAATGGATCATGCAATCTTAACGAGCACTCACATAAACAGGGCGATTATCTTTATTGGGATAAGGAAAAACGAATAATTTGTTCTAACGAGGAATGTTACAAAGCTCAGGGCGGAAGCCCGATTGAAGAAAAAAAGCAATTCCAAGCTCGTAAAAGACTAACCGCAGAAGAAGCTAAGGGAATCTCAAAAGCACTTTATCTTTTCGCACTAGAACAAGCTGCTGAATCTCTGCCAGAAATCAATCTAGCGTCAGATATCTCAGGTAGGGTATCGTGGGAAAGAAATCAAATACTAGACAAAAAGACTGATATGTTCTATAAGGGCATGATAAGGTTGATGACATGAGTAAAGAGATTCGTTTAGTTGTTGACACTAAATCGTTGGACGATATTCAGATTAACTTAATGGCAATTATTAAAGAGCTTAGACAATTCATGGATAATCAAAGATCATTAGACTCTACCGTAAAAGAGCTATTTGAGACACTCGATGACAGTCTTACCCGTGCGATAAAACAAATCTGCCGTGAAGAAACCAAAAAGGCTTTTGAGAAGGAATTTCTAAAATTCCTGACGAAGCTGAAAGAATGACCGTAGATGAAGAAGCCTGGAAATTATTGTCAAGTCGTTTCGCTAATCACTTAACCAAACATATGCAGACTTGCGAGAAATGTATGTTTAATTGGTATGTAATTTTCTCTCATATGATGTCAGAAGAAATGGGATTTCGTAAAGACTTCATGGATATTCTAGGGGATCATTGATGGAGCTACGTGAATACTTTAATCGTGTAATGCACATGAACACGAAGGCTTATCAATTATGTGGCGATCAAAAATCAGTCTTAAAGTTACGCCAAAACCAAGATAAACTCCTAGATAACATAATTGAGATGACTAACCCCAAAACAATAAACAAGCTTCAAAACGAGGCTATGCGTGATTATCTCAGAAAGAAGGTAATGAAAGAATGAATCTACTATGTCCTAAATGTAAAAAACAATTCAAAAAATCCACGATTAGAATAAAATCACAGTTTAATAACTTAGAAAAAATGGACGTCTTTTGGGACGAAGAAGGCGAATTCATTATCCAAATTATAACGATGAACATTACGAATGTAGTAATGGTCATCTATGGAATCATATCTTTTATCCGCCTGACTGTCCTATTTGTGACTGGAAATGTCCCAGAGTTAAACCTTAACGGGCTTATCGTGATTAAATTCTTCGTATCTTTTGAGTATTATGTCAACATTAAGAGGGTCTTTTTCCATAGAGTAACATATCCGTCCCACTTGTTCACAGGCTATCATCGTTGTTCCTGACCCTGCAAACAAATCAAATACAATTTCTTCGGGCTTTGTATAATGCACGATAAACTTCTTTGGCAGCTCTAAAGGTTTCTCGTGCCTGGAAAGTCCGTCCTTCCTTAATACTACCTCATGCCATGTCCCAAAGGCGTCATGCAAGTTCTGAAAATTACTCCTGCCCCTACGATAATGAGTAATAATACGATGTTCAGGTCTGGGCTGATTACCATATGCCACGACTCCTGACGAGTTTAATCGTATGGGGAAAAACCCCTTGAAGTACTCCACATAGTTAGAGAGGATCTTAACTGTCCCCCAATCCCCATTCATCACGAATATCTCTATGTCGTGAGTTATCTCTAAGAACGGGGTCAGCCATTCAAAGTCATCAAAGTCATAAGGTGGATCAGTAAATAACATTCGTGGAAATTTCTTATCGTCCCCAAATGCTATTAACGTGGCTATGTCATCTGTCTTTATGGCATCCCCACACATAACAAAGTGCGGTCCACATTTCCATATCTCGCCTGGCTTAACGATTGCCTTTACATTATTAGGTATCATACTGTCCTTTGGATTTCTCATAGCTTCTAATGCACGATTAAACTCATCTGCGGATTTGCCCATAGACTCTGAAAACCTCGCCATATTACCAGCTCTGGCTATTTTATCCAACTCGTTAGCAAACTTTACTTCATCGGGAATACCTTTTGGTCCGTAGTTTAGAAATGCACGAACCTCAGCTATTTCAGCCTCAGTCTTAAAATCCCCTTGAAATACAGTAACGGTCTTAACTCCAACTGCAATAGCACGTTTAGTAATATGCTCGCCATCTACACAGATATTCTTTAGGTTAATTGCTACTGCCCGAATAACTCCCCACTTCAATAAAAAAGCCTTAGAAGCTCTCTCGTCCCTATCAGAAGTAACGTTAGGATTATTCTCATCGAATATAATATCCTCAATAGGAAAGTCGAGAATCCATTTACCTTTCATCTCTTAATCCACCAATTATATAATGCCCAATTACGAGGGACAAAGCCAGAACACTCATCACAGTATCTACAATTACCGTAAGTCTCATCGTCTAGGATTACGTGGTTATCTGCTTTGTGACTACATCGACAATTTGCCCCGTAGAGATATTCAATTAGTTTCATTTCTTATAGTGCAATATCTTCTCTATCTGTTCTATTCGATTAAATAACTCTATTAGTGCTACGGCTACAATCTCATCTTCAATATCGTTTAGTAATAAATGATTGAAAGTATTTGTCTTAACCATGTGTCTCCGTTAGATTCACGACTAGCTTACTAATAACTATGCGTTCAGTCTGTTTAAATGCGACTTTGAAGTAGGAGTACGCATGAAAATCACGGAGAATGAGATTAGTAACGACTTCCAAAATGTCCTCATTCATTGTAAGTCTATGGAATTTACGACACAAGAATCTTTAACGTATATTGAATCACGAGGCTATAAGATTCATCGTTCAACATTCTTTCGTGCTAAACACAAGCTAAAGCAGACTCAGTTAAGATGGATTAGAAAATTAGGCTTAGAGGACGGCCTGTTAGATCAACACATTTCACGACTTGAAAAACTAGAGACGACTGAACATGAAATGTGGCTTGCATATAATCGTCTAATCGTGGACACACCTGAACGGGCAATCTCTATACTTCCAGGCATTTACCAAATACAGCCGTATATCTCACAATGCTATCGTGCCATAAAGAACGTGCTTGAAGCTCAGGCTGCACTCAAAAAGAGAATGAAGGAAGCCGATGTCATTTCACGAGAGACGGGACGTTAAAGAAAACCCCTTCGTAATGAGTGAGGAGGTATTAGCTGATCTCCCTGTTGGTCCTATGTCAACCATTGAGTTTATTCGTGATTTCCGTCCCACGATTGGCAGAGTCGTTCAAGACTTTACACAATATCCATTTTGGATAGAACCGTTAGAGGACAATCATCCTAACATCATGTGGATAAATGGACGGCAGACATTCAAGACGACAAACTGTGCTAACCTAATAGCTAAGTATGCCATCGCATTTCCAGGAAGTGAAGTCACGTATGTCTCTGACGATGAAGTCCATCGATCAGCATTTAGTGAACAAAGGTTACGGTCTGAGACATTTATTGCTAATGTGAAGCTAAGAGAATTTTTGCCCCATGGACGGGCAAATGTTGGACGAATAAAACTACTCAACGGCTCAGTTATCTATCTAGTGACAGATGAAAATCGATACCATCAGGTAGAAGGAAAGGCTAATGTTTGTCTCGTGCTTGACGAAACACAAGCTCAGACAGTTGAAAGTTTGCCAATAGCTATCTACTCGTTAAGCAAGACGAAGGGGAATTTGTATATGTTAGGAATTGGCGGAGAGGCTGGCTCGCCATATTGGAAGTTGTGGCAGAGAACAGATCAACGGGAATGGATTTACGAGGATCAATACTGGCGAAGCAAGCTAACGTTTGATAGTCGTGGAAATGTCTCAAATAATCCTGACGAATTAAGATCGATATTAGCTGGTCGATGGGTAGCTCAAAAACCACAGAACGTTAATTACCGAGGTTATCATATGCCTCAAACTATATTTCCAAATATTCCTTTAACGATTGAAGAAGCCGTAACGGTATATCAGACTCAACCTGAGTTGTCAATAGAATATCAACGAAAGTATTTACCAAAAAGTATTTTCCAGTCTCACACGATGGGAGAGTTTTACAAAGCCCCAAGGCGTCCCGTCACACCTGAAATGGTTGAAGCTTGCTATGTTCGATATCTATCTTTATTACAACCCGATGAAGTCCGAATGTTAAAGGAGATTTACGGGAATGAAATCAGAATTGTCATGGGGGTCGATTTTGGATCTGGACCAACTGCCAGCTCAACTGTTATATCTATCATTATTCATTGGCGAAAATCTGATCGATTCCAGCTTGTCGCAATCAACCGCAGACCTCAAGAGCATCAACTGGATCAAGCCGGACTTATCGCTGCACTTGGACGTGCTTATGATGTTGACTACGGGGTTGGAGACTTAGGCTATGGACAAAACCAAGTCAAACTTATCCAGGACGGAGGACGAGATAGCCACGATACAAAGTTTAAGGGTATGGGAAAAAGACACTTCTCAGGTTGTCGTACTGTTGGAAGTGACGTTAAGCCCGAAATGGTGTATCGACAAGCAACGGACGAGCATGGCACAGAAGTCGGTAGGCTACAAATTGACAAAACAACCTCCATACAAGGATTTGTTGACTTCATCGATACTTACGTTGGACATCCCACTAGAGCCAACGATTTAGAACTAAAGCAAACAAAATTTATGATCCCGATGAAAGACGATTGGGAGACAGATTTTCTAATGGACGACTTTTGTTCTATAACCCGTAAGGACATTAAGGAAGAAGGAGAGCAGGAAGAAGATCCAAGACAACGAGCCAAGAAGGAGTTTAATCATCCGGCTGACTCTGTTATGAGTATCATTTATTGCCTTGTAGCGGATAACAAGTATGATGAGCATAGATACAAAATCTACGGAACGGGAACAGGCAGAAAAATCTGACGACTGTTTTGTGAGCAATCCGTTAAAAGAAATTTGCCAGAAGCTAAAAATTCCTGACTTGGAACAATATACTACGTGAAATGCCTTGAATGTGGTAAATCATGTCGTACACCAAAAGCCCCGAATTGGTTGCTTTGGCAATTATGTTATCGTTGTGCGTTAATATTCCATCCTCAACATTATCACGATATGCCCAAGCACGGAACAGGAGGCACGTATCTCACAAAGAAGATTCTATTAAAAACACTTGAATAGTTTAAGACGATTCTAAAATCATGGGATATGGTAGCAGACTGAGACAATCAATCGCTCGAATTATTGCTCCTCCGCCCAGATTCGAGAATACCCGTCCCATAAATTCTTTAGACCTTATGGGAGTTAAAACACAATTAGCAGATGTCGTGCCAGGATTTTCGCAGCCCGTGTGGGGACCGGAAATATCCACGGTAGGCAAATACTCACAAGAGGGTTATACCTCTAAAACTTTCGATAGACCTCTCGTTGATTTCTTTTCTATGAAAGAAGCTTTGGCTCGTGACGAAGATGTAGGTCTAGCGATAAATCATTTAGCTTCACAAGTAACAGGTGGCGAACATTATTGGAAGGGATCAAATGAAGAAGTGGCAGATCACATCGAGGCTTTTTCAAAGGCAATAGACTTTGATGAGCTTGACACGATTATTGTTAAAGAACTATTATGGTATGGCAATTCATTTTGGAAGCCACGTTACGGCATTGGAAATATCACATCGAAAGATGACTTAATGCACATACCTATTTCATCGGCATCCCGTATTTGGTGGGACAGACAGAGAATCCCGTACAAGTACGAGTTTAGAGGAGCTGAATATCAGGGCTATCATAATCCTGACGAGATAATTCATTTAATGTGGAATCCCGTAAATTCCTCAGCATTTGGCGTAGGCTTTGGAGTGGCGATGTTATCGACTCACGTATTCACGCAGATAACAGCTAGAGGACCAGAAGAAAATATTTTGCCTGGAATGTTAGACCGTAAATATTCTAATCAGTTGACTATGCACATTACAGAACGTAGATATTCCCCTCGTAATGTTTATGTCGCAGCAGAAGCTGACGCAGATGAACTAGCAGAACTTAGACGATCTGCCCAAGACCTAAAACTAGGAGAGGACTTTTTCGCAAAGACAGACCTAAAAGTTCAAGAGCTGGGATCATCACAACGGGCATTTAATCCATCACAATTCACGGACACAGTTCTAGGACCAATAATGAAAGCACTCAACGACTTTAGAGGCAAACAGGGGACAGAATCGTCTCATCAATTTGCTAACGCTAAAACTTCCGCAGTATTGGATCAAATCGGTCTATCGTCATTTCCGCTTACAGTTACACGAATGTTAATTGATCAATTATTCAGGCCGTGGTATGAAGAAAATCCACTTTACGATCCAACATACGGGGGAGGCATGGTAGCTATCCCGTGGGAAGTGTGTGACTTTGATCTCAACTTTGGCAGAGTCCAAAAGAAGGACATAGACTTAGTTGATCAGATAAAACTAATCGAATTAGGAATCTCATCAGGAGCTTTACAAGATCCCGTAGAGATTCGTAAATTGCTAGAGGACGCAGGACTTGGACTTCGTGAAGAATACGATCAGCAACTAAACGATCAGTATAACGACTATGGAGTAATGCCTCCTGATTTTTCCGATGGCTCGTTAGATCCTAATTTCCCAATGGGAGGCGGACCAATACCAAATAATTTTACTAATCAAAACATGGGTAGTCCTCCTATGGACAATCCTATTTACGATGACATGGCACGAAATGTCCGTCCCTTTGTTCCAAACGAATATGATCCTCAACCATCAGACCCAAGATTGAATTTCACGGAGTCTAGGAAAAGACGATGAACTTTCTCGTCACTACATCTAACGGGGGAAATACAGCCACGGAAATTCTAACCGATATTCCCGATAAGCCTAGAACCTATAATCTAAATGGGACGGTATGGGAGCTACAACCATGAAGGGTTACAAAGTATTAAAAAATGCTAGATTCTGGCTTGATGTTAAAGGGAAGCCGTACAAATTAGAAGTTCGTGATGACGACCTTATGGGGTATTGGGATATTGCCTGAAAAACTGGATCGATGTGTAGCAAAGGTAAAAGGACAAAAAGGCGTAGATAATGCGTATGCAATATGCAACGCCTCTCTTAAAGAGATCAAGGATGATGATGACGATCCTATATGTCGTCATTGTGGAAAGCCTGAATCAGAACATGGATTATTCACGAAACACGACTTTGAAGAAGATGTAGAACATGATGACGAATATGAATCGGGGATTACTATTATTATTAAAGAACAAGAAAAAGAAGCCGTAGCCATAGGTGGCGGACTTAGTGCCGTATCTATTGGCGGAAAGAAAAAAACCCAAGAACATCACAACCCACTAGATATCCCGTTTGGAAAAGAGGTTGATGAGATTGAAGCCTGCCCAGAATTTGACAAAATTCACGAGGCTTTAATGCACGAGTCCTATTCGTTTGAAAATAAAGCTGGAGACTCTATGTCTGGTCCAGTCGATGAAGGCGGAGAAGGCTCAGGAGAAAAAGGACATACAACTGCAAAAGATTTACCATTCGGACAAGAACCACAAGGACGAGGAAATATCCCAAGTCCGTTCAGAGTTTCTAAAGTCGATGCTATGTTGGACGATATTAGACAAATAGGCGGACAAACAACGACTGAGGATTGGGCAGCCAAAACAGGAGAAGATCCTACCGTAGTTCAAAACGACTTGGATAAACTCGTACAGCAAGGTAAATTGAATGTAGTAAGTGATCCAAGTCTCGGAAATATTTATTCTATCGAACCTTTTGAAGATTTAACATGAGCCAACAATACGAGTTTAAATCTGAACCAATGGCACGCCTCGTAGCTTCTGTCATGGAACGTATGCACTTTTTGACTGACGTTGAGGGAATACCAATGGAAGAAGCTCATCGTGTAGTTATAGAAGAATTTTCGACTCTGCTAAATGTCAATTCAGTCTCCAACATGAATACTCCCGATTGGGTAAATCAACCACAAGAGAACGTACTACCTGATTTAACGTTTAAAATTCCTGACACGGGTTATCCTCCCGTACTTCCATTTCCCGTCTATGTAGATACGCAGTTTATGGGAAATGACGGATTTGATCACAAGAACCCAGATCCGCCAGGTTACGCAGGAGGGCGAGACCTGACGAACCTAAGTCAATACAAATCTAACGCACCTGAAAATAAAGTTATAAAATCAGCACCTTATCCCTACGATGATCAGGCCAAGATAAATTATAACCTTAGTCCCTTCACTCCCCCAGCCCAGCCGTCAATTCACGGGGAAGAAGGATGGGTAGGAGATAAGGCTATCCCAGAATGGCGATACGATGTTGAACAAAGTCAGGAGGACGCACTTGAAGAAATGACGACTGACAAGTCACTCCCACAATACCTAGAAAAATCACGGGCAGAATATCTACAAAGACAATCTGACGGGGAAATAGAAATGCCTCACATGGTAGTCGCTGACCCAGAAATCCCAGACGATCCTCACATGGTCGTAGAAAGCATTGACGACTTGATGGAATATGTTTATCAGTCTCACGACAAGGACGACATTTGTTATGGCTTTAACGGGAAGAAATACGATCTCTCAAACAGAACGAATCGTCCAGTTCCGCCAAGCGAAGGTCTAGGTTTCACAAACACACATCCAAACTGTTTGTGTTATTGGAAGCCCGTGACGGAAGGATTCAAGGCTAACAAATCTACAAAAAAACAAAAGCGTCATTTACATCATGTCAATAGAATAATAGGACAAAAAGCACGACACGGGACTTTGCATAAAATCCATAGAGACGGGAAACTCTATAAGACGACAACTGATAAAAATCCAATTCGAGAAGCAATCGAAGAAATAAGACACGACTTCAAATGGCTGTCCGAACCCTACATGGAAAGAATACTAAGTCTAAAAGTTCCTGGTCAACGATTCTTAATTCGTGCAAGTTCTGAGGCAATCACAGATCATCGTTCAGAGGGAGAACCACATCGTAGATGGCTAAAGGCTGACGAACTTCACGGAATGGCACGAACAGCTATTGGAAAGAATATGGACTTAAATCATAGAGTCGAACTTCGTACAAAGTCTGACGTTCTAGACTCTGAGTTTGACCCAGAGACAAATGAGATTCAGATGATCGTGAATGAACAAGACCCAGAAATCCTACAAGCGATAGCCGAAGGTAAAATATCTGCCGTTTCAATTAACGGAGGAGCCCCTAGGAACGAGGCTATTGAGTGTGACGACAAGGAGTGCTTTATCGTCCCAACAGGTGTCGTGCTTGGAGAACTCGATAATATTGCTTTAACGTGGGTAGTTACAGATCCACGGGGAATTATGTATAAAGGAGAATTAATCCCCCCTGCGAGTCCTGGCGTGAAAACCACGGCAATTCAGCCATTGTAAAAACACTTGTATAGTTTAACGTAAGACGATAATTAATGGATTATAAAACCAAAATAAGAAATTGTCGAAGCTGTGCAGAAGCTCAGCCAATTCTTGAAACACTAAGAGTCCGTCCATCTCAACGAAAGCTAATTGAGACAGCAATCCAATTAAACCAAAGTAATGATCCACGCCAGCAAAGTCATGGCGAAGATTTCTTCATTACTGCTTTTCGTGAAATAGATGATGATGACGAAGTAAAAAAGGCTCAGGCCAATGTAGGAGAAGTTGGTAATGACGAACATGACATAGATAAGAAAGTTAGCGAAGCAGACAAAATCACGGGATCACTCGATTCACATCAGTCAAGCGATATTGACGGATTACCAATGGAGGGAACAGACGCCCCAAGTAGTGATATCGAAGGAAGTAATACGGCAAGTGGCGAAGATCAAATGAAGGAAGGTTTAGGCGGTATGCCGACACCACCACAACAACCTATGCAAATGAACGCCATGGGCGGTATGCCACCACAACCGGGTATGCCACCTGTTGCACCTGATGTAATGCAATCGATGCAGCCAAAAATGCCTCCGATGCCTCAGATGAACACAGGCCAAATGATGAGACAAATGCAATATACCTATGACGTGAATACGAAAGCATTTTTCAATCGATACCTAAAACCTCTCATTCGTGAGACCAAAAAACTTCGTGAAGCTTATGTCGCACTTGATAAGAAAATGCAAGAGACTCAATCCGCAGCAGGGACAATGAAACTTGATATCGATAAAGTCAGAGAACACTCAATCGTGAGAAATCACGTAAGAGAGACAATCGACAACCAATTCGGAAATATCCCAATGCCTCCGCCAACAAAATTCTCACGAGTTGAGTTGGACGAGAACAGAGAGAAGATCCGAGAACTGGACAAAGTAATCGAGAAACGAACTCCAGGGATTCAATAATCCCCTTTTTTTTCTTTTTTAATAACACTTGTATAGTAAGACGTTAAACGACAATTAACAATGGCAGATTTATACCCAGGACTTTTTGACGGAGCTGTCGATGCAGAAGCTTACGTCATCAACGCAATAGCAGACGAACAAATCACTATCGGATCTCCTGTCATTCTAGTCGCTCCAGGGACGGGAGAAAACCTCCCACGAGTCGAGCCAACTGCAACCCTCACAGATTTTGTCTATGGGGTAGTTGTAGGCGGAGACTTGAACGGAACTTATGGAGGGACAAGCGAAATTGTCGCAGAAGCAGGAGATGTCGTGAAGGTTTGTGTCAATGGACGATGTAAAGCCAGAGTGGATGGATCAGGCACACCAATAGTTTTAGGATCGCCTTTAGGTGCTTCAACAACTGACGGAGTAGCTATTGTCGCAGCAGCGACAACGCCTGTTTTCGGCAGGGCTCAACAACCCTCAACCGTAGCCACGGACTTTATCGTAGTATTTGTTGATCAAGAAGGGGTTGTAACATAGATGGTAAAATACAACTCTGAAAAAGTCACACGTCAATCCTTAATGGATATGCCAGAAATGGCACACATCAGAGAGGCTTTGACATACGGGGCAGAAGCTCAAGCACAATTAGGACGACCAATGGATATTTGGCGTCCAATTCGTGAAACACCATTATCCGCATTTTTCTCAAAGTCGCCAGGTGCGATGGAGAATATGAGGATGAATCCTAATCTCGAAGAAATCTGGCATAGATCATTTGGTATTCGTATTGGCGGAATGGCTAAGACGAATCCTTACGTGGGGGGAATGGCTCTCAAAGAGACGATTTCCATACCAAATACATTATCTACGCTAAAAATTGCTGACGAGATTATTGAAGGAGCTGAGCCTTGGAGTGACTGGAAACAATACGACAGACTAATTGACATGGACACGCCAAAAGTGAACGTCCCTAAGACCCAATATACCGATACAGTTGGCGGTAGTAAAGATACCGTACAAAGTATTAACATCTTCGCTGAGGCAGGAGGCAAACCCCCCGTAATTGGCGGAAAGGTAGAACCAATAGAGCTTGATTGTAGCAACACGAAAAACAGCTTTAGAGGAACGATTGAGGTTGAAAGGAACGATGTCAAAGACAACAACTTCCTAGCCGTGGAACAGCCATTAAAGAACGCAGGGAATATGATTTACTTCCTTATGGGTAAGCGTATTATCGACAATCTTGTCGCAACTACGACTACCAATACTGCAACTAAAGCTGCCCTCGATCTAACTGTTCCAATACACAAAGAGTTTGAAGCACTCTCTAACGTAATACGAAGCAGATTCCCAGGTACGCAAAGAAATCGTGCAGACACGATGTTCATACATCCTTCTGACGCCTTCCTAGCTATCGCAACATCAACGGGAGCAAGTGGATCTTATCCATTCTTGTCACGATTCATCTTAGGACCAACTGACAACAAGGACGTAGTAAATAACTCCGGACTTGCAGCAGCATTAGGTCTAAAGAATGTGTGGGAGACCCCACAAATCACAGCAGGAACGGTTATGATTACAAAGAGAGATGTAGCCCAAGTGACGGGTCTTAGAGAGGACTTGACGCTAGAAAACTTTGACTTGACAGTCGGTGGACTTTATGATACCGATCTTGTAGTACGATTCGATGTGCAGCAAGCCTTCGAAGATGGTGCTTTCAAGATTACGGACTTTGAAGTTCCATAGGAGAAAAGATGGGAAAACTAACCTGTTCACGATGTTTTGCAATTGCGGAAGCAGAATCACAAGAAGAAGCTGACGCACTAATTGACCACGCAAGAGGTCAAATGATAGGTCGTCCATGTTCGGGCAAAGAGTCCGATTTACATTGGGACGGAAGATCAGGAACATCATTACGTGCAACAGTAATCGTTGAAGAAGAAGTCGCTGAAGAAAAACCAAAGAAAAAATCCAAACGGAGTTAAAACTCCCTTTTTATCTTTTTTATATAACAATTAAACAAGTAAGATCGCTGAGTCGTAATGCAAAACCTTTGTGTTTCCAAACTCTAGGACTTGTGACAGATCTGCGACTCAGCAATATTTATAACGTGATGATGATGATGACGATGATAATGACGAAAAAAGAAATCAAAAGACGATGTAAATGCGGACATACACAGACTCTAAAGAATACAAACAAGAATCGACAACAATGGATATGTTCCAACTGCAATAAACGTAACAAACTACGACTTAGTATAATTCCACTCGTGGCTATGTTTGTTCTAGCAATAGGAGCTAGTGCAGCATATGGTTATGAAGTAGCCGTTGACATTCCACGGGCAGATTTCCTAACCGAAAAATGCTATGCTGTAATGTGGGACGGATCTATGGATTGGGAATTTACTTGCACTTGGGGATATGGAGAATCATTTGATATTACATATCCACGAGACGGCACAATAATTCCTCTCGATTCAACATCAAAGACACCTATTGAGGATATCAATAGGGAGATTGAGCTTTATCTTGAAGAACAG